CTAGCAATAGACGATAATAGTGAAGAATGTGCCTTAGTCATGGTCGATAGCGCAAAATATATATGTAATTACTACCCTAATACGGTCATAAGTAATAGTCTAAACGATTTCACAATGGCTAGTCACATAGATATGACTAAAATAAATAAAAAAATATAATAGGTGTAGAATGATTATAAATGTACTAAAACGTAATGGTAAAAAAGAACCGTTAATGTTGGAGAAATGGCAAGCACAAGTAGCAAAAGTATGTAACGGAATAGCAGATGTAAGCCCAAGTATGATTGAGATTAAAAGTCAATTACACTTCTATGATGGAATTACTACAAGTCAAATAGATAGTATAACACTACGAGCAATCGTTGATTTGATTGACGTAGAATCAAACACAGACGTAGGTCATACCAACTATCAATATGTAGCGGGAAAGCAACGTATGAGTATGCTGCGTAAAGACGTTTATGGTCAATATGAAGTCCCTCACCTCTACGATATTGTTAAAAAGAATGTATCCACTGGATTGTATACCAAAGAATTACTAGAATGGTATAGTGAAGAAGATTGGAATAAAATGAATGATTTAATAGATCATTCTAAAGATGAAACATATAGTTATGCCGCCATTGAACAACTCATTGAAAAGTATCTAGTAAAGAATCGTAGCACGAAAGAAATATATGAAACCCCCCAAGTTCGTTACATGGTTGCAGCAGCTACCGTTTTTCATAGTGAAGAACCAAACACCGCAAGACTCAGATACATCAAAGAATACTACAACGCTGCTAGTGATGGTCTTTTTACATTGGCTACCCCTGTGCTTGCTGGTTTGGGAACTCCAACTAAGCAATTTAGTAGTTGTGTGCTTATTCGCAGTGACGATGATTTGGACAGTATCTTTGCTTCAGGAGAAATGATGGCAAAGTATGCTAGCAAACGTGCTGGTATTGGACTAGAAATCGGTAGACTACGCCCATTGGGCAGTCCTATTCGTGGTGGAGAAATCATGCATACAGGCATGATACCGTTTCTAAAGAAATGGTTTGGTGATTTAAGAAGTTGCAGTCAAGGAGGTATTCGCAATGCAAGTGCTACAGTATTTTATCCTATTTGGCACCATCAGTTTGACGATCTTATCGTTCTTAAAAACAATCAAGGAACTGAAGAAACCCGTGTGCGGCACATGGACTACGGGGTCGTCCTGTCAGCATTGTTCTGGCGCAGATTCAAAAACAAAGAAAATATCACCTTCTTTGACCCAAACGAAGTTCCCGATTTATATGAAGCCTTTTACAGTAACACAGAGTTGTTCGAAGAACTCTACACCAAATACGAAAAACGAAAAGACTTAAGAAAAAAGACAATGAGTGCCGAAGAGGTATTCAAAAGTGGAATACTAAAAGAACGCACCGACACTGGTCGTATCTATCTAGTGTTCATTGACAATGTTATGAATCAAGGCCCATTTGATCCTGAGTATCATACAATTTACCAGAGTAACTTATGCTGTGAAATACTTTTACCAACAAAATCATTTAAGAGACTTGACGATCCGGAAGGACGTATCGCTCTCTGTACTCTCGGAAGCATCAACTGGGGAGCATTCCGCAACCCAGAAGATATGCGCCGCGCTTGTCGCATTCTACATCGGAGTCTTAACAATATACTGGATTACCAAGACTTTCTAAGTATACAATCTAAACTATCTAATGATGAGATTCGTCCATTAGGTATTGGTGTAACTAACTTAGCATACTGGCATGCCAAACGAAATCTTAAGTATGGAGAAAGAGATTCACTTGCTGAAGTTAAAATTTGGGCAGAACATCTAGCATTCTATCTTACTGAAGCGTCAGTGGAACTTGCTAAAGAACGTGGTAAGTGTGAAGGCAGCGACAAGACAAGATATGGTCAAGGTACTTTCCCATGGGAACTCAGAGCCAAAGGTGTTAATCAATTAACTGACTTTGCTCCTGAACTAGACTGGGAAACACTACGCACAAACATGAAAGAACATGGTGTCCGTAATGCTACACAGATGGCTATTGCTCCTGTAGAATCAAGTAGTGTAGTTATAAACAGTACAAATGGCATTGAGATGCCCATGAGTTTGATTAGTGTTAAAGAAAGTAAAGCAGGTAGCTTTACACAAGTTGTTCCAGAATATCACAAACTAAAGAACAAGTATCAATTGATGTGGGAACAAAAAGACTGTGATGGTTATCTAAAGACAGCAGCAGTTTTAGCAGCATACATTGACCAAAGCATAAGTACTAACACATTTTACAATCCTGCTCATTTTGAAGGTCGTAAAGTACCAACTACATTGATAGCAAAGAACTTGATGCAAGCACATATGTGGGGATTAAAAACTTTCTATTATAGTTTGATTAATAAACAAGGTAGTAAAGCACCTGATGAAATAGCCCCAACAATGTTGGAACCAATTGACTTTGATAACGAAGAAGATTGCGAATCGTGTAAATTATAAAGGAAAAACATGAAAAGATTATTAGTTATATTAAGCGTATTGATATTTGTTGCAGGTTGTACAAAACAAGCAACATCAACTTTATTCACCCCTTCTTTTGTAGTAGACTACAATGGATGCGGAACTGACCCCGTTGTATCGGGCAATTCAGTTACATTTGGATCAGGCTCAACTTGTCAAGCAGGTAGACTTGTATCACAACAAGGGTATGTAAACATCACTCAAATTAAAGCAACAATTGATTTGTCAAAACTTTCACAAAACTATGTCAATGCTAGTTTCTATATGATATCAAACCCAGTACAGCCTAGTGTTCAACCAAAGGGTACAAATTATTGTGATGCGGGTGGTAGCAACAATCAATGGAACTGTCAAGAGATTGATTTCATAGAAACAAATGGCAATAAGATTACTCAAACTACTCTACATTTAGGCACAGGTGGTTCTAGTGCTCCTCAACGATATGAATATTCATTTGCGGCAACGGCAGATAACAGTTGCTTTAACTATTCAACAATGACTAGTTCACCAACAACTACTAATGGTTTACATAGTATGGTTAATGTTATTGATATGAGTAAACCATTTGATATGGTAACTAACTTTACATACGGAACAACTCCCGCAATGACAGTAACTTATTCACAAGATAGTAAGAGTGTAGTAGTATATGATAGTAGTGTTGGTACAGGTGCAGAAGGTAGTGCTAATGTAGATATGACTTCATTGGTAACTAGCATGAAGAATGGTTACTGGTTGAATCTATCTTTCTGGCAAGGCTTTAGTCCAACAGGCCCTGGGTCTGCACCATGGTGGAATAATACTTGTTCATGGGGAGCATTGTGTAATAACACAAGTGGATACTGGAGCATAAGTAATATTCAAGTAACTGCGGATAGCGTAATAAAATGAGTCAAGCACAATATAACCTACACACAAAGACAGATTACTTAAATCGTAAGATGTTTCTTGACCCAGCGGGTTCAGTTACTATTCAACGATTTGAAGAAGTGAAGTATCCAAAGATTGCTAAGTTTGAAGAAACAGCAAGGGGATTCTTTTGGCAACCAGAAGAAATCAGTTTAACAAAAGATGCCAACGACTTTAAAGAAGCAAGTGATGCCGTTAAACATATCTTTACTAGTAACTTGTTAAGACAAACTGCATTAGATAGTTTACAAGGAAGAGCACCAAGTCAAGTATTCACCCCGGTTGTATCATTGCCAGAACTTGAAGCATTAATATTTAATTGGTCATTCTTTGAAACAAATATACATAGTAAGAGTTATAGCCACATTATCCGTAACATCTATAATGTGCCAAAAGAGGTATTCAATACTATACATGACACACAAGAGATTATAGATATGGCTAGTAGTGTTGGTAACTACTATGACAAACTACACGAATTAAATTGCTTTAAAGAAATCAGTCCAAAAACTGTATCCGAAGAATCTCATATTAAAGCAATTTGGATGGCATTACATGCCAGTTACGCTTTGGAAGCATTCCGCTTTATGGTATCATTTGCTACATCACTAGCAATGGTTGAGAACAAAATCTTTATTGGCAATGGTAACATTATCAGTTTAATTCTCCAAGATGAACTTCTACATAAAGGCTGGACTGCCTACCTTATTAATCAAGTAATCAAAGAAGATAGTCGTTTCGCTAGTATTAAGCAAGAATGCGAAGGTGAAGTATATCAGTTATATGCTGATGTAATCCGTGAAGAAAAAGCCTGGGCAGATTACTTGTTCAACAAAGGCCCGGTCATTGGATTGAATGCTAATGTGTTAAAAGACTTTGTTGATTACACAGCGGTAGGAGCATTGAAAGAAATAGGTATCAAGTATCAGGGCAACAGTCCAAAGAGTACTCCTATACCGTGGTTCACTAAGCATACTGACACTAGCAAAAAGCAAACTGCACTACAAGAAAACGAATCAACCAATTACGTATTGGGTGTAATGAGCGAACAACTTGATTACGACCAACTACCAAGTTTATAAAAGGAATAAGATGAAAGCCATACTATGGAGTAAGTACGACTGCCCTTATTGCGACCAAGCAAAAGCGTTATTAAAGAGCAAAGGGATACAGTTTGAAGAAAAGAAAATTGGTGATGGTTACACCAAAGAAGAATTATTAGAAGCAGTACCAACTGCCAGATCAGTTCCGCAAATCTTCCTAGATGGAGAACTTGTGGGTGGGTTTACAGAACTCAGAAAAAAATTAACAGAAAGCGTCTAATGGAAATTGGAAAAGTATATACATTTAAATTGAATAGCGGTGAAGAATTGATTACTAAAGTAGTTGAAATCACTAGAGATAACATCATTATTGAAGAACCAGTGAGTATTGCACCAAGCCAGCAAGGTATGCAAATGATACCTAGCATGTTTACTGCAAATCCTAAGGGTAAATTTACACTAAATACTAATAGTATTACACTTTATGCTGAGACAGATGATAGTATTAAAATGAAGTATTTAGAAGCAACAACTGGAATTAAAGTGCCAGAAAAGAAAATTGTATTAGGATAATTAATGGCAAAGATGAGTAGGAAGGGTGATGTAAATCAAACGGGAGGAGCAATAGTACGAGGAGCCGTATCGGTTTTCGTTAATGGAATTCCTGCAGGTTTACATGTTAGCACAATCACCCCTCATGCTCCCTGGGGAACTCCGCACCCGCCGCACGATAGTCCTACTACAACAGAAGGAAGTCCATCCGTTATTGTAGAAAGTTGTCCGGTATTAAGAGTAGGTTCCGGCAATACATGTGGACATAGTATTGTTCAGGGAAGTGAGAATGTGTTTGTACCATGAGCAATACCGGTAAACAAAGCCCATTAGGCGTAAGTTCTTTAGCTGGTTTACTCCAAAACAAAGGGTTTTGGATAAATCAACCTACTGCCGGATATATGGGTTCAAGTACTAGTGTAAGTAATTATACGTATGGTACTATGGTATCAAGCACTGCGTTAAACAACTTAACAAATGCAATACGTCAAGGATATGTAAGATATCTTGCCGGAGAACTAAGTATAACTCAATATACTAATTTAATATCAATTGGTCACAATCTTATACCTGCATTAGGAAATAGTCCTCCATCAACTTATACTTACTCAGGAAGTCCTAGTTGGTCTGGTGCTGGATATGTTGGCGAAACTGCTAGTTATGGATTCTTTAGATTATTTCCATGGCAAGCATATAATGAATTTAATTATAATCAAACATTATCTACAAATGGTAGATACAATGATTTTGTAGGTTCATTTATGAACGCCACTTCTTTTATTGATTATTCAAATCAAGCATTAACCGCAATGCAGTTATCAAATGATTTCTTAAAAGGTACGTATAGTAATATGAATGACTTGATAACTGCCGATGTATCGGGAGTTAATTTAGCAACTAGAGCGTTTGGTCAAGATTTACTAAATTTAGGAAAAGCATTAGATTTAAAAACATTATACACATTTGGATTGCCTTCTAATTTATTGACAACTATCAAATCCGTCAATGGATTAACTGCTTCTTTGCGTGTTGCATTAATTGCTAGTGGATTAACCACCGAAGAGATAGATCAGGCAACTGATAATATTAATGTTACCAAAGATCAACAACAGAAAATTTATGGTTCTTTTTTAATAATTGCAGGTATAGATTTATATGAAATTTTAGTTGCATTGAATTGCAATACTTCAGGTCTTGAAACATTAGCAGATTTGTTGAATCCAAAGAAAATGTTTCCTAATAGTTATCAATCATTAACAGTACCGGTGTATAATGCCACTGGAGCAATTCAACCTACTAACAGCAAAACATATTATCCTATATATGTAGGTGATAGTGTCAATTCAGCACTAAATGCCCCTGCGATTGTTATACAGTTAGCACCTGTTCCACCGCCGCAACCACCGGGACCTGCCCCTGCAGTGAGCAGAAGTGTTGACGGAGGTGTCGGAGATAACTTTAGCTCAGGCGGCAGAGGCGGCGGCGAACGAGGAGACGGTAGTTTCTCTCAACTTACAGATCGTGATGGAAACCCAATTGGTTCTGCTGATGGTGGTTCATGGAATTCACCGGGTGAAGCCGCTAGTGGCTGGGGCGGCGAAGGATTTAGTCGTGCAGAACGAACTAGTGATGGCGGAGATGGCGGAGATGGCGGCGGAGACGGCGGTGGCGATGGTGGTGGTGGCGATGGCGGCGGTGGCGATGGCGGCGGTGGCGGAGGAGGTGATTAATGTCAGAAACAACTTCTATATATTTAAATAGTTTAACCTTAGGTGAAAAAATTGATGACCAGCCGGCTAGAGATATTAGAAATCAAGTTATACCTGAAGGATTTGGTTCATACTTAACAGATATATTACCGGGAGACATAGCATTAGCAGCCGGAGCATTTACTGCATCTATGCAACAAATTAAAAATATAATTAAAATACCAATTGAAAAATTTGCACAAGCGGTAGTTAATTTAGAAACTACGCAAGGATTAGATGCTATTAATGGAACAGACGTTCCGGCAGATGTAGCAGAAGTACAAGCAGCATATTCATTAGTAGCCTTGGGCAGTGGCCCATATAATACATATACGTATTCAGACTTTTTTGGTTGTATGTCAGGCTTACCTTATCCGTGGGCAAATCTTCAAGCATTAATACTCAACTTACAAAATTCTGCTTTAGCCGGAGTATATACTAATTTATATGCTGCTACTCAAGGACCCACAATAGGATTAGACCTTGCAGTGCAAACACAAATTGATTTAGCAAATGCTGAAATTGCTAGTATACTTACAGCCAAACCCGGCTTATCAGGTGAAGTAAATGATTTATACAATCAAATGGGAACACAATTAGGAATAGAACAAGCGGCTAGAAATTTAGGTTTAGCACCGTTGCCCTCTCCCAGAGATCCAGGTATACATCCTTATCCAATCACTATATATAGTTTTATAGATACAGTTGCTCCTAAATATGCAAAAGAAACAGATCCTAACATGGCTGCACAAACGCTTGAAGCTATAAGTAATTTAAGTATTCCCGCAGGTCAAAGTATAGTGGGTATGATGCGAGCCTCAAGAAATCAAGATAGATTGGCTATACTTGGTATACCGTTAGATGATAACATACCAGATATATTTACTCCCGAAGAAGTAATAGCAGGAGATCCGGCACCCGCATATCCTTTTAATGTTGAGCCTGTTTCTCCGGAAATACTAGTCGATCCATTAACTGGACCGCCCACAGTAGGATTAATATATGCTACTGTAATAGACACCGGCGGTCCCGTCGAACCTAATAGCTTAATTCCAAATGCAGTTTCTAGTGTAATTCCCGGTGGCTCAGTAGTGCCGGGCAGTTTAGCTGGTTCACCTTACACAAATTTAATACCACCTGCATTAAATACGATAGATACATCAGATGTATTATTACCCGCTGTTCCTACAGTAGCACAAGCTATAGAACAAGTCATCAATTGTAACTGCGATTGCTGGGTACAATAACCAAAACATTTGGTTATTCAACAAAACTGTAGTATACTACAGAGAAAGAGAATTATGTTATTAACAATCAAAAATAAGATAACAATAATGACCATGATGTTTTTAACATTTATGGTTATTCCGTCACCAACACAAGTTATGATGGAAATGCCCACACTTGCTATAAATCTACCAAAGATTGATATGAAACAAGTTTTATGTATGGCAAGAAATATCTATTACGAAGCAGGTGCTGAGGCAATGCCTGGCCAAGCCGCCGTCGCCAGAGTTGTAATGAACCGAGTTAATCATGGTTTTGCTGAAACTCCATGTAAAGTAATTTATCAAAAGACCACAATTAATGACAACATCGTATGTCAGTTTAGTTGGGTTTGTGAAGGCAAGGGTGATCCTAATAAAGCAAGCGCAAGGTATAAACAAGCAGAACTGATTGCGTATCAAATAATGGCTGGTATGCACAAAGATGTTGTTCCTAAATCAGCATTGTTCTTTCATGCAATTACAGTCGATCCATTGTGGCCCTATAAACAAGTAGCAATAATTGGCAATCACATTTTCTATAGTAAGCAGAAGGTGAATAATGAACAGAAGCCCAACAAGAAATGAGTTTCGTACTAAAATGTATAGAGACTCTTTGGCAGAAGATCCGTTGAATGAATCTGCTAAAGGTATGATAGAATATTACGAAGATTATGACCGTCAGGATAAAGACCGTGAGATAGACTTAGAATGGCGTAAAGATAACTTAGAGTATGACTTGCGTTCCACTCGGTGGATTATAGAGAAAGCCAAAAGTGATAATGTATATGCTCAACACCTATACGCAGCAATTTGTAATAATGAGTTTCAAAGAAATGATGTATGGCCTATACTAACTGGTAAAAAATGGGGTGCTAGTTGGAGACATGCCGGGGCAATTGTTGCTGATATGCGTGAACAAGGTGACTACATGGATTGGTACTGTAGTGGCATACACAGTGATGAAGCAATAGATGATGAAGTATTTCAGAATATGGATGACCATCAAAGACGAGAGTTTTTTGAAGCTAAAGCATATGTTAGTGAAAGTGCAGTTACTGATGAAATCCGTGAAGATTTACTTAAATTAGGTTGGATTGTACTAGAAGGTAATTACACTGACTAAATACAGTACAGGAGACATATTATGTTAGAAACTTTGTTATACTTATTTTTAGGTGCATTCGTCGGATGGAACTTCCCTCAACCACAATTCGCTAAGAACATACAAGCAAAAGTTTTAGCAATGTTAACTAAAGAGGCTAAATAATGGCATATTCACAACAAGTTGTTGACCACTACGAAAATCCACGTAATGTAGGTAGTTTTGGTAAAGAAGATGAAGATGTGGGTACGGGAATGGTCGGTGCCCCAGCTTGCGGTGACGTAATGAAACTGCAAATCAAAGTAGACCCAATAACAGGAATAATATCAGATGCCAAATTTAAGACATATGGGTGTGGGTCGGCAATTGCTAGTTCAAGCCTTGTCACAGAGTGGGTCAAGGGTAAAACATTGGACGAAGCTGGAACCCTCAAAAATAGTACCATCGCCGAGCACCTCGCCCTCCCCCCGGTCAAAATACACTGCTCAATCCTTGCCGAAGACGCCATCAAAGCCGCAATAGAAGATTATAGAAAGAAGCATTAATATGAGTACTGAACAAGATAAAATTAAACATAGCAAACGCTTGCTTAAAGATGATAATGCCATCAATAAACAATTAAAAATTGTTAAAGAAATGGGTCATATGGGACATACAAAGTTTATCAAAGAACCTCATAGATTATCTAAACATCACGCATTAGATTGTGGCAATGCAAAATGTTTAATATGTCATAGTGAAAAAGTATTCGGAATTAAGAATATTAAAGAACAACGCTTTGACCAAGATGTAGATCATCTTAGAGTCAAACGCAGTAATGGGTTGATAATAAAAGAAGATTGACCCCTGTGACTAGATAAATAGTGTTAGACACACTAGGAGGATTTATGTCACAAACAATGGATAACCTGCGAGAAGCATTTGCAGGCGAGTCTCAGGCTCATACCAAATATCGTTATTTTGCTAAAATTGCCCGTGAAGAAGGGCATGAAGATATAGCAAAACATTTTGAACACACCGCAGATCAAGAAATTTTACATTCATGGAGTCATTTAGAATTAGTTATTGGTAAACCCACAACTAAAGAATGTTTAGAAATGGCTATAGCAGGTGAAACAGAAGAATTCACTCATATGTACCCTAGAATGGCAACTGCTGCATTGAATGAAGGAGATGACTTCTCATTCCAAACAGCACAAGAACAGATTGAAGAAAGCAAAGAACACGCTGAACAATTTCAGGCAATTCTTGACAAAGCACAAAAACGTTTTTCAGCATTATCTAAAATAGAAAAACGTCACGCAGCAGCATATCAACAAATATTGGAGAAACTATAATGGAATACGTTTGTTTAGTGTGTGGTCACGTCCACGATGAAACAGTAGAAGGTAAATGGGAACAACTTCCCGATGACCATGTTTGCCCTGAGTGCGGATGCGGTAAAGAAGATTATGAGGAAATGCCAACATGACACCTAACCCAATAACAGTTAACGGTAATTGGATAGAATCAGTAAGAGATAGTATTCCAGAACATGCAGAAACTCTTAAAACTAATCTAATTGATATTATGGAACATCATGGATTAGAAAAAGTAGATGCACATGGATGTGCATATGCAGCAGCAATTGCTGCTAGCAACGGTGGATTAGCATTTGAAATAGAAATGAATAGTCCATTATTTATGACTGATGCAGAACGAGAAGCCACAAAAGCAGCAGCAGCATTGATGGGTAGGAATAATACTTGGTTTATTTTTTCAGAAATAGTTGATACATATCAAGATTCATTCACTGAGATTACTAACACATTTGGAGTTTCAAAAAAGAAATTCTATATGTATTCATTAGCTGCAAGTATTGTAGGAAAATGCAATCATAGTATTAAATTTTATTATGATGCATTGATAGCAGAAGGAATGACTGTTGATCAATTACGAAATGTAGCAAAGATTGCTTCTATAGTTAATGCTATAGGAAAAATTGCTATTTAATATATGCAAATAAATAAAGATTCATTTTCACATGGACAAATTACTAGTAAAATTTGGTTATGTGAAGAATTGGAGAATTTACAGTGGTCCAGCGACACTACTCACATTTATGGTGGATGGTACGCTGTGACCGCTTTTTTATTGTTGAGCAGAGGCAAGTTTCAAGTAAATTATATTAAAAGTTTTGATAGTGATCCAGAATGCGAGCCAGTCGCTGATATGGTTAATAACAATTGGTTAGTACAAAATTGGAAATTTAAAGCATATACTACAGACTGTAATTACCCTGTAACAGGTTCCAGAGATTTAATTATTAATACTGCAACTGAACATTTTGAAACAATGGATTGGTTTAATTTTATTCCTAATGGTACTAGAATTGTATTGCAGGGTAACAATATGAAGCACGATGATCACTATATACATAGTAATTCACTGGATGATTTTATAGAAAGATATCCATTATCTAAAATTGATTTTGCTGGACAAAAAGATTTTGAATATCCTACGTGGGGATTTAGTAGATATATGACAATTGGAATTAAATAATCATATGATAAAAGAAATAGACACAATTGATATATCTATTTTGCTATCTACTTACCAAGAATTAGAAAACGGTGCAGTATGGTATGAAACATCGGACAAAAAAGTAAATTTAACTGATACTCATTTAAAAAGACAAACAAGTTTGCAACACAGAGAAACCGAAGATCATTGGATTAGTTCTGTTGGGAGATCACGGTTAGATGAATCATTATTTTGTAATATAAATCCATATTTTAAAGACACTATATTTGAAATATTGATTAATAAATATAAATTAGTAAGAAGTAGATTTATGTGGGTACCGCCTTATTCATGTTATAGTATGCACCGAGACCTTTCCTCTAGAGTTCATATACCATTGATAACAAATCCCGATTGTTATTTTATATTTAAAAAGGGAATAGTAGAACATTTAGAATGCGGAAAAGTTTATCTAGTAGATACTACTGAAGATCATACCTTTATTAATTGTTCAACTTTACCTAGATTACATTTTATGGGAGTAGTATTATAATGGAAACGTTTACTGTTTTAAATGACACCCCTTTTATAGGGTATATAAATAATTTTCTATCAATAGAAGAATGCAATACACTGATTGAATTAGGAAAGATAAAGCCGGTAATTTCAGAAATTTATACTGATAATGGACTTGCCGTGGACCCTGAAATAAGAGATAGTACAACTACTTATTTTGGTGATTTAGAATCCAAAGATAATAATGTTCAAAATACAATAGATTTAATATATGACCGAGTCTCCGCTACGATTGGAATAGATAAAAGTCATTTTGAAGAATTTCAAATAACCAGCTACTCTAAAAATTCACATTTTGATGTTCATTATGATTTTTTTATTGCAAAAGATCATAATGTGGGATATACAGAAAAAATAAAAAAAGTACTTAGTAAGGGCGGCGGCAATAGAATTGGAACTGTACTATTATATTTAAATGAGCCTGATTCAGGAGGCGAGACATATTTTTCATGGACAAAAATAGCAATAAAACCAGAGCCAGGAAAATTGTTATATTTTAAATATAATTATGATGATCCAATGGATAATATAAAAACAATACATCAAAGTATACCGGTTGAATCTGGTATTAAATGGATTATAACAATTCTTATTGCCGAAGCACCATTAGATCAACCAATGCCTAACTTTAGCCGTTACGCAGAAGAAGGCAAAATATTTACAACACTACATGATACTTGCTACGAATTAGAATGCGGGCCCGATTATGACAGAAGAACATTAACAATTTCATTACCTGCAAATCAAGATCCTAAAAATACTTTGGTAGTAGGTTTTACCGGCGGAATGGATAGTTCATTATTATTATTCTTATTGGGGATGCTTAATACTCATCAAATTATTCCGTATATTATTCTTCCGGTAGCAATTGATGCTTTTCCAGCTTCGGTTAGAGAAATACCTGAAGGACAATTTGGGTTAGGAGAAGATTATAGAGTTATGGCATTAATGGTAAAGTTAATACAAAGTAGATTAAAAAATAAAGGTGGAATATTAGATTTTACATACGACCAAGAAAATACAAATCCAGAATTTTATCATGTCTGTCCTAGTAATGTTCCTACTAAAAAGAAAGCATTTTTTGGATTGCTTGATTATTTTAACAATAGAGAGTCTAGATTTCGTAAACACACATGTTTGTTTATGGGAATTATTGAACCACCCGGAGTTGAATGTTTAGGGAGTAATAATAGTTCAGTATCAAATCTTGGAATAATTAAAAGTCCCTTATCTAATTTAAAAAAATACCACATTGTGGATGCATTACTACAATTAAATTTAGAAGATATTCTAAAATTAACCCCCGGACAACCACCGGATATACACTCACATACAAACTTAACAGAGAAATGTAATATAAATCCGTGTATGGAACGTAGATGGGCATTTACCAAACTAATCGGACTTGAGCAAATGGGTATGGATTATTTTGTAAATAAATATATTTGGGATTCAAATACTCCTGAAATAGAACCTATTAATAGGTATGAGGATGAAGTATTAAAGAAAAATAATTTGATAAGATAAATAAAGAAGCAAGACATGTCTTGTTTCTTTAAGGAATCAATATGAATCAACAAACTTTACCGGGTAAACTTACTACTCCTCTATCTAAAACCCCAGCTAACATTGGCGGCACCGGCAGAGGAAGATAATAAAAACGGGGCATATGCCCCGTTTTTACCTTAAGCAATCTAGTGTTGCCCATTCACTTGCTAATTTAACTAAATCTGTTTCTCCAGCAATCTCTCTTGCTTTTTTTGCTACGTTTTCGTAATCAAGTAGTAATGTTAAACTAATCCTACTAGATGCTATATTGGTCACGCCGTGAGTAATGCTATGATTAAAAAGATACCAATTATCTTCCTTCATTACATATTCATGTATAGGATCTAACATGTCATTGCTATATATAGGTAAGTCATATACATTAATGGTGTTGTCGGCTGCATCGGCTGTTTCTGTATAATCTATTAATTGATCCTTAAGTTTATACCAAGTAGTTTTTACATTGTCTCCGCCGGATTTTAATATATACATCAACGTTTTCGGCCTAGTATCTGGATCAGTATGAGGATGTATAGTATTAAAATCCTGACCTGTTATGGGCCCGTTTATTAATTGAACTAACACCCCTCTACCACGAGTAGTTGATAAAGTTGGGTGATCATTGAAATATTTTGAAAAATATTGTTGTACTTGAAATGTTAATGTAGGGTGAAGTATGTATATAAAAACATTATTGTCTGTTGTATTAGTATCTACGTTATTTTTTTCATTAGGTACTATGTTAGCTAAGGCTTTCATGCCTATACCCTTTTCATGAACCTCTAATACAAATTTTATAATTTTGTTCTTTAATTCGATCGGCAACGGATCATAATTAAAATGTTGTAAACAATTAGTTGTACTCATATAATATTCCTTATTAATAGTTTAATTTTTTCGTGATATAATTTTGTAAGAACGTTTGCTGCAAAGTACTATTTTGCTGATATTTTTTTATTTCCCAAAGTGTTAATTTTTTAAGTCTATACTCTAGGTCTACACAGTTGAATTCTTCATCTATCATAATGTCAGCTATTGTAAAACATGTAGGGCGTCTTCCAAGATAGTGATTTTGCATTCTATTTGCAATCTCTACCGCCTGTACAAAATTCATGTGATCATTTTCCCAATTAACTAAACTAGTATGTTGATGTGGTATAGCCATCCCTAATTTATCAGGAACAAACATCGGTAACTTTCTATAACCGTATTTAGTGTAATCTTTTGATATTTTAGATTGCTCAGACCAAGAATCATCAGTCATTTCAAACGCCCAAGAAATAATATTTTGATCTAACCAATGATCTTTTAACCATTGCTCAGTTTCAAGTAAGGATTCTATAGTTTCATACGGCAACCCACATATTAAACTTATAGTTGCAATATACATATTATTGCTGTTACCATTAAAATACTGTTTAGCATCTATCAACCCTTGTTTCATTCTATCAGGGTGCATCCCCTTACCTACAAATTTAACAGCTTTATGATTAAAACTTTCAACGCCATAATAGTGACCTAAAAAATTCATTCGCAATAATTCTTCTTTGTCAAGTTTACGACTAATCATTAAATCAGCCCGAATAAATCCAGTAAAATATGGTTTAAATGGCAATGTTTCAACTACATCAGCAAATTTAGTAATTTTTTCTGTGCTATCATTAAATGTTTCATCAGTGACTGTGTAATTTTGAATTCCAAATCTATCATATGAATCCATTAGTTGAGTTCGTACACTTTCGGATGTTCTAGTATAATCACCTTTTACTCCTAAGATTGGAAAATTACAAAAATCACATGAAAATTTACACCCTCTACTAAATTCAATTTGTGCCCATTCTCCCAAAACTATAAAATCTCTATCTTCATATTTGATTATTGGTTCTCTCATCGGATGAGCAGGATAATTATGTAAACTAGATATAATATGTTGTCCACCCTTGCCCCTAATTAAATCAAAGTTTGGTCTTGGGCCATTACTAACTTTGTATTTTAATAAGGCTTCAATTGCATATTCACCGTACCCGGATATAGAGTAATCTACATATTTGGATGTAAAGATTGGTTTTTGTTGAGTACCAGTGACTATAAATAAGTTTGGATATGTTTCTTTAATCCAAGCGCAAAAAAGTTCAATATGATCTGGCCACGTTTTTGCATCAAACAACGGGGTCTTTTCTTCTACTGTTTCTTCATCTAATTGCCAAACGTGAGAAAATCCAATCCATTTGGTATTAGATGTTATTCTGCTCCTACATAGTTGCTTTAATTGTTCTAGTGTCCAAAAAGCAGCAAAATCCATAACCTCAGCATCCCAATTTTGTTGTCTTAAGTGAGATGCAATACGATGAATACCGGACGATCTTTGACGAACTCTTCCGTTCACATTAAATAATAAACAATGAAATTTCATATACTGTTATTTATCGAAGCATTGGATACAGGGGATAAATAAAAAATGATAAACATATACAAACCATTAATAATATTCAGCCACTATAGATCAGGTAGTACTTGGTTTCAAAGTGGATTACCACAGTTTAGTGCATTTGAATTATTTAACCTTGATTTGATTTGGAAATCTCATCCTCACAGGCCTGAATTTAAAAATTCTATAGCACAATATTATACTCTATCAAATCATATCCCGGATAGATATTATGGAGATAATATAGATATAGAAACTGAATTGAACGATAGATTTAGCATCTATAACGAATTAGAAAGTAAACATTCTCCGATCAGTTTAAAAGTTCATACCTGCCATGTAAATGATAAACTTATAAAGTTTTTATCTACTAAAGACTTAGATTATGTTTTAATAGAACGTCGGGACAAGGTTGCAACTTTTTGGAGTCATGTCATTTCATTGACCACTTCACAATTTCATTTTTTTGAACCCAAGGCTCAAGAAATCACAATTACTAAGGAACACTTTAAATCTGTGGCTGATAAAATGTTAAACTTTCAGATAGAAGTCAATGACCTTAAAAAAATATTTCCTATACAACACTTGTATTATGAAGATATTCTTAACTTGGAAATATCGGAATGGTGGGTTCGCCCAAATAATCGTATAAAAATACAAAATGCTGCTAAAATAACTACTATCACAAATCGTGATGAGGTTATGAGTTGGATCGAAGAAATAGATTTGTTTAATAGAATCTAACTTTTGGGTAAACAGAAGGTTGACTTCTATTCAAAACTACTATATAATACACACATAAACGCAAAAAACACTATGTTATTTGCAGTTATTTTTAACCAGGACTAAATAAAAGACTATGATGAATAAAACTTGTTACATGCCGAAACATACGGGGCTATGGTCTATAGAGACCTTAGCGGCCTTTGCGGTATCATATCCTACAAGTATTCGCGGCAATGATAACCAAAGAGGAGCCCGGGGAACGGAATAACTAGTTACATCATAACAAAATTTATTCAACCCCTGGGAAACTAAAAAATCTCAGGGGTTTTTTGTTGTATAAAAACAACAAACAGAGTTTGACAGTAAATGGATACTCTGTTATAGTATGGCTTAGTTAAGAAGATAGTGTGTATAGGAAACGAGATCCTAGTCTGCACTTTAAACATGGACGAATGGGCGGCCTACGGGATGGAGTCTCTATTGTGAGACAAAAAATCGTAGCGTATTAAAGCATTCTCTAGCCGAACGGTGACAAGTGGGTACGTACCCATGTAGAGTGCTTTAATACACACATTAGAAATAGTGTGTTACAAATTTATTGGGGCATTGTGTAATGGTAGCACAACAGACTTTGACTCTGTTAGCCTAGG